GTCGACAGGCAGGATAGCCTCTTTTTTCCCCTTTTTGACGGCCACAAGGTTTACCAGTCTTAACATCAACCCAGTTTTCTTCCAACCAACGTGTCAAACCACCTTTAACTTTTCTTGGTTTACTTTTTTTTCTTGCTTGTGGCACGTTTCTTACCTTTAGTTTTTGTTTTAGGTTTATTAACAACTGTATAACCTCCGCCACGCTTCTTATATTCCCTCACAACCCACATATTTGCATAAGCAGAAGGATAGACAGGGAATTTACGTTTAGCTGCTGCTATAACACGATTATAGAGTTTTTCATCAGTTGGCTTATTAACTTTTGGCATGATTACATTTTACAAGAACAGCGTTTCTTACCTCCTTTTTTCTTCTTCTTTTTCTTTTTTGTTGTTGACATTCCGTAGGCCATAAGCAAAAAGGGTATCTTAGTATATTCTAAACGAAGTTTGGCCCAGTGTCTCAGGCTTTGCCAAGTTAAACTGCTGCAGACAAAGATAACCAAAAGCATCAAATGCGTGATCCACACCTAAATTCTTATTAGGTAAACCTGTATTAGGTGCATAAGTTAACGTCCTGAGTGCTTTTATCAATTCTTTACAACGAGG